TGCAGCAACGATGGTCGTCCAGTTGGAGAACACCGGGTAGGACGGCATGCTTACGGTTATCGGCGGGATCGGCAGCCCGTAGTACGGCGCGTTCAAATCCCAACCGTTTGCGACCACTTGACTGTCGGTCAGTTTGATGACCTCTGCAGTCACGGTGATGTCGTCAGGCGGGTAGACCTGATCGATGCGGTATGCGCCCATGTCGCAAGTCACGACGACGCCCTGTCGGACGACGTGTGCCTGTTGGCGCATGAACACGATGCTCGGGGTCATCTCTGCCCGGTCGGCGAATCCGCCCCGCAGCAATTCCCCGATTTCCTTGAAACTGAGGTGTAGACGAGCAAGAACCCCGACGTGTTCGGACGCCGGGGTTTCGATGTAAATCACCGGATCGGACATCCTCTCATGCAGTTGCACGCGGGCACGACGTTTCATATCCCGTGTCGAGAGCATGTCCGGTTCCCTTAGATTACGTCATCGGTCTTGGCGGCAGCCTTCTTCGGCTTGGCTTCAGCAACGACGGCAGCACCAGCGGCCAGCAGTTCTTCGGCTTCCTTTTCGGTCGCGTCGAACTCGGTCTTCGGGTCGATCACTTCGCGCTTGTTCTGCGGGCCACGAACGATTTCATGTACGGCGATCAGCTTGGGCATTTGCTTCTCCTAAGAATGTTGGTGGGCGACCCGTAGGCCGCCCGGTCAGTCATCAGGCCAGAACTTGAGCCGTCAGAGAGTTGTTGGGATTGACCGGCACGGTCAGCGGGGCCGATTGGGTCATCACGTATGTGGCAGACGGGTCTTGCTGCGACCACATCTTCGGGAACACCGCCATTGCGTTGAAGCCCGCCTTTTCGTCGAGGATGGCGCCGAAGCAGCGCACACCCATCACGTTCGGGCCGGTCAGCAGGACGGACTTGGGATCGAGGTACGGGGTTGCCGTGCCGGTATCCGGGTCTTCGTAGAAGTCGGAGTTGACCCATAGTTCCAGGTTCGGGCCGAGCTTGCCGATGTACTCGACGTACTCGCCAGAACGCAGGCCGGTATTCAGATCGGCACTGGAGCCGCGCAGTTGCGTATCCAGTTGCTTCTGCACGTCGGCGTCGGCCAGGAGGATCGGCAGAACCGAGGAACCAACCGTCAGACGGTTGACCGGGCCACCGAAGTCGGCACGACGAACGCGATCAATCCAGGTTTGGATGTCGGTCATCGGCTTCACGCCGGCATCGCCCCAACGAGCACCAACGCCGAGGACGACGGTGTGGTTGGCTGCGCGGCCAAAGTCCACAACGCGAGTCGGGTAGTCGACACCAGAGAGGGTCAACTTGCCGTCGATCAGCGCACGGGCAGCCATCCACTCTTCACGGCGGTCAATCGTTTCACGATGGACGCGCAGGATGTCGCCGATGATGGCGTTGTAGCGGGCTTGCGGCGACAGCGAGTTCGGGGAGAACAGGCTTTCGGACGGACGGCGACGGATGACGCGAGCCGGGTTGACCGCATCCTTCGGCTTGACGTAGGCCGGCTTCAGGCGAGTGACCGAAGAGGCTTCGCTGTAGACCGCACGACCCTGGACGGTCGGCACGACGAGCGGGGCCAGCTTGCGGCCTTCCTTGATCTTCTGGAAGTCGATGTACTCTTCCTCGAAGGTGATGACCTGATTGAAAGCCAGGTCGCGGAAGTACGCGGACGCTGCCGGTACTTCCCGGTACAGACCCAAGAGCGAGTCGGTATCGTAGAGAGTGACGTTGATTGCCATGATGTTCTCCTGTTAAACGACGGCGGGCGTCTTGGTGTAAATCTGGTTGCCACCGCCGAGGACGAACGCATTGGCTTTCTTGGCTGCGGTATCGTAGCTGGCCGGCCAGGCAAGCGCGTCACGGTTGAACATGCCCGCCTTGTAGACCGGTACGTTGGAAGCGGCGCCTGCGCCTGCCGGGATCGCGGCAACCGAGATCGCGTTCGGCGCTTGCGTACCGAACAGCGCAACAGTGATTGCGCGGGTCGAAGGATCGACGAAGATGGGCGTCCAGGCTGCCAGGCCGGTGCCGTTCAGACCGGCGCCGAGGATGCCGTAGTCGGTGACGACGGGCGGGGTATCGCCGGCAAACAGTTCGACCTGAGTGAACGAGTCGGTCTGGATGTCGGCAAGGCCGGCTTCAGAATAGTTGATCGTGGTCATGGTTACTTACCTCCCTCAAAGCCGGTGAAAGCCTTGTAGTCGTTGACGAGTTGCTGCGCGGCAGACGGCTGATTTTCATCGCCACCCTCGGAGCCGAGGTTCGGGTTGCCGTGCTTCATGGCTTCCGCGAAAGCGTTCTGCTCGGCGGCAGCTTGAACCGGGGCAGCGGCGAGAACAGCCTTGGCGTTCTCGACCGACAGTTCGGTTTTCATCGAAAGGTGGAATGCCAACTCACGACGATCTTTCGCTTCGTCGCAAGCTAGGATACCCTGAATTCGTTCGCGCTCGGCCAGCGCACCTTCTTTCTGGCCTTCAGCGCGAGCCGATTCCAGAGCAGCCTGGGCTACGGTGGACTGGTCTTCTTGGCTCATGGTTACTTCTCCTGTGATTACGGAACGGCCACCGAAGGAGGCCATCGCTTCGTCGAAAGCCCGAATCTCATGCGCGAATCCGATGCTGACCGCTTCCTCGGCGCTGTAAGTGAGTGCCTGGGTTGCGCGGACAGCCGCTTCATCGATGCCGAGATTTCGTGCCACCGTCGATGTGAAAATATCGTACAACCCTTCGATACGAGCCTGCATCCTGTTTTTGACATCTTCAGGGAGCGGTTCGTAAGGATTTCCGTCGACTTTGTGATCTCCGGCAAAGATGAAGGTGATTTTCACACCCATTTCATCCATTGCCTTCGAATAGTCGACGTGGGAGGTTACGACACCTACCGACCCGACACCACCAGTGCGCGGGACGATAATCTTGTCAGCGACGGACGCCCAAGCGTAGGCCGCACTGTAGGCATGCTCATTGACGAACGCCTGGATCGGCTTCTGTCCGCGCATTGCGAAAACCTTGTCGACCGCGTCGAAGCATCCCGCCACTTCACCGCCGCCCGACTCGATGACCATTGCTATACGCTGGACTGCCGGATCGGACATGCCGCGTTCAAAGGCTTTCTGGATGTAGATGTACCCGGTAGCCCATGAGCCGAACTGGTAGCTGAAATCGTGCAGCAGGACACCCTTGATCGGGATCATCAGCGTTCCGTTTTCGACCTTGTACGGACGGATGCTCGCCCGCCAGCCGGATTCGTCTTCCGGCCAGAAATCTTCGTCGGCTGACGCGGACTCCTTCTCCCGGATGGCGACCATCTGGACGGCCAGGTTGTTCATGCAATCGGATAGCCATTGGGCACGGTCGTTGGCGACCATCACCGGACTGTTGGCGAAACGGGAGGTAAAGGCGCTCATTGGTTGCCCTCGTCTACGGCGCTGCGGGGCGCGTCACCCGTGCTGCTCGGGGTTCCGCTCGCCGCGTTCATCATGTTTTTGCTGGAGGCGTCCTGCCCGAAGACAAGACCGAGATCGTCCATCATTTTCTTCTCACGGGCCTTCTGACGCAGGACAGCACGCCAGTCCATACCGAGCGCCCCGAGTTCGGATTCCAGGGTGCCGAGTCCGTTGTTGACCCGCAGCACGGCAGCCTGGGTTTCCTTCAACTGGTCGATCTGACCCTTGGACGCGCCGAGCCAGTCGCAGGCCGAGTAGGCTTCGGCGTTCATTCCGTCGTACCACTTCGGAGCTTTCTTGGAGACGGTTGTGATCTCGCCCGCGTTGATCGCCTCTTCCAACCACAGACGGTAGAACGTCGAGGCGAACCGGTCGGCGACGGTGCGCTTCTGCACGCGCATCCGGCGATCCGTCTGAGCCAGTTCGGCCCGCAGGTTGGAATAGTTGGCCTTGGAGTAGTCCTTCGATAGTTCCGAGTAGCCGACGCCCAAGGCGGCGCTGATATAGCGCAGCAGGGACTCTTCGAAGCCCGATCCGACACCGCCCGGCGTACCGGCATTCTGCAGCCGCATCTTCGTGCCGGGGAAGAAGTGGGGAATCTTCACGCCGTCGATCATGAAGTTGCGGCTCGACCCGGTGTATTGCGCGATAGCCGACAGGTAGTTCGTCGCGTAGCTGGTGATCGCGTTGGCGTCGATCCCGCCCGCCTGCTGCATCACAACGTCGGTCGGCAGATCGGATTCGATCGACGCCGCGTAGGAGGCATTCAGCACGGCGTTCTGCAGGACGACATCCCGGAACTTCCGGGTCATCTTCATTTCCTTGAGCGAGGCCACCATCATCGCAATGCCCCGGCTCTGATCCGGACGCCATTGGTCGACGATGTGGATCATCTGCAGGCGATCCCAAGACGGGATGCCGACGACCTGACCGCGAGTCAGCGGAACGTATTTCCAGGTGAAGCCGTCAGGATCACTCCAGTCAGTCGGGTGGCTGTTGCGGACATGGTAGCCCACAGGTGCGCCGTAGTTGTCGCGGACGACGCCACGCCGCAGGAACTTGGTATCCGGCTGCCCATATGGGTTGCTCAGACGGTCGAGGTCGATCATCTGGAACGCGGTGCTGAAAGGTCGGGTGATCTGGCGAACCCATTCCACGCTGGCGAGGACTTCGCCGGCCATCGTGTGAATCCCGACAGCCAGGCGGACGAGGCCAGTCAGCGTTTGCATCCGGGAAGCGTCGGGGTAGTTCTTCGTGCTTTCGGCGTACAGGGTGAACTTGGACTCTGTTTCTTCCTGGAACTCTTCAGCCCACACTTCGTCCAGCCCGAGATACTTGAAGTTCGGGCGAGCGTTGAGCATGAACATCTCGCCGACGATGTGATCCTTCTGGATCGTCGACCCGGACTGCACCAGTGCGTCGTTACGCAGGGTATCGCGTACCCGGCTGTCCATGATCTGCTTTTCAGGCAGGATTTCGGCGTCGGCAGACATGAACGGTGGCGACCAGAGCGCCATCTCGTTCGACATGCGGGACGAGGCGTCGTAGGCGCCCTGCATGGCGACAGTACCGATCAGCGGATCGACGTATTCGACGTTCATGCGAAGAACGGCCTGCCGGGGGCGAACGACCCGGATTGCCCGAGTTGTGCCTTGAGGGAAGTGATGTAGGCCAACAGCCGACCAGCGTTGGCCGGCGTGTAGCGGATCAACTCGCCGTTGGAGTCGCGGAGTTCGGCAACCGACTGGCCCAACATCAGGGCGTGATACGCCGCTTCAGCCTCCGCCAGTTGTGTCGTCAAATCAGCCATCGGGTTCCCCAATAGAATACTTGAGGCGAATCATACCTACCCGATGGTTTAAATTCAAAGCGAAAGTTGAGTTACCGCTTTCTTTTGGCAGGCTCTTGCAGCTTCCGGTAAGCTCTCTGCTCCAATTTCCGAACCTCATGGGGGTGCTGCTCGACCGTTCCCCATTTTCGATCCTGATAGCGACGCTCGCTTTCAATCGACTCATAGACGTTTACTGATTCCATTTTCAATCTCCCTCTCGTCAAGCCGTAACCGGAGAGACACCGGAATCTGTATGCTCTGTTTCACCGGCACGATTCTTACCGCATGCCGAACAGCGCATCGCCGGCAGCACCCGGTTATGGTAATGGTGGTCGTGATACCCGGTTGTCAGCCGACCCTGGTGCCCGCAGTGTTCGCACACCACATCGGCGCTGAAATCATTTCCGCTTTCGCTCGTAATTCTTTCGATCTTCATGTTCAACCTCCGTTAAGTTGGTAAGTCGAATATTAAACCAACAGTTGAATTTATGCAAGCAAAGCAGCGAGATCGGCCAAAGATTTTTCTTGGCGCACCGGCTCAACCTTTTCCGAGCCGCCGAACACCAGTTCGTTGTCGTCCCACTCGTCGGCCCACGGTGGCGGGTTGTCCCAATCCAGATTCTCGATCTTGATCGGTCGGTAGAGCGACAGGGCAATCGCGTAGACGAGCAAATCCCACGCCTCGTTGCGGGCTGAAATCTTTTCCCATCCGTTCGCCGTCCGGGTTTCCGCGCACATCTCAGCCCAATACCAGTCGGGCAGCCAGTCGGGGAAACAGAGCATCCCGCCGCCCGGAGTTCGCCTGTCCAGCATCACGTTCAACTGATCCTTCAGCGCATCCGTGTTTATGAGCAGCACCGGGATTTCGCCCCTCGCTGCTGCCGAACGATCCTTGCGCTCGGAATCCGGGTAGCTGAGTTGCACGCGAGGTGCTGACTTGCTGGACGCACCTTTGAGCAGGATGAATATCTGGTGCAGGTCTTTGGGGAAGTCCGACCCGTCTGAATCCCGGAGCATCCGGTAGAAGTCGTAAGCGTTCTTCGTCACGCTGCTGTCGTTCTTCTTGTCCGCCGCGCCGCCCGAGTCGCAGCCTACCCGCTTGATCCGCATCCGGCGACCGGACTCATCGGACAACGGGTAGGTCTTGAGGATCACGCCATCGATCAGCAGTTTCCAGTCTTCGAGGTAACTGGCCGGGCGCACGCGCTCGGGCAAACCTTCTTCGTCAATGCGATTGGACTTCTTGATGGCGAAACGGTCGATCACAGTAATGTCGCCGCCGTGGCTGAAACCCTGCACCTGGACTTCGAAGCGGGACGCCTGCACGTCGACCGTGGCTTCCAAGAAGCGGATGCCCTTTGGAACGACCTTCTCGCCAATGTCCTTCGCCATTGCCTTCACGTCGTCGGGCATGCGGCCCGAGTCCATACCCTTCGGCAAGAACGGCATCCCCTGATCGGTGTTGACCGTCGTCTTCA